GACAAATATCTGGAGGAGAAAGATACAAGGACCAACCAAACAAAAATGAACACTCTCATGTCGGAGATGCTTTTATGTATCTTATGTTAGGTGGAGGAGAACATAGAACTCTTACAAGAGGACATAATCCTAAATTTAAAATGGCAAGAGCAAAAACAGATTTTAATATTTTTGAATGACATTTGAAACTGGTATAGGTATGCTTGTTGTAGGATTGATTGCAATATTCATAGGTGCGATTATTGCATATTATATAATTAACAAGGTTCAAGATGATGAGTAACACTTCAAAAAGAAAAGGGACCAGGGTTGAAAATAAAATAGTGAAACTATTTGAGAACCTTGGTATAAAGGCAAGACGACAACCAATGTCTGGTAGCCTTCAAGACTTTCCACACGATGTCAAGGTAGAACTACTTGGTGGTCTGCACATTGAGGTTAAAGCTAGAAAAAATGGAAAAGGATTTGCTACAATTAAAAAGTGGAAGGGCTCTGCCGATTTGCTTATCATGGTTGAAGATTACGATGAGCCAGGTGTTTATATTGATTGGAGACTATGGAAACAGATAGCCAAGATACTAAAAGACAATGGTTAGTTAGAGTTTGGTACAAAGGAGATATGGAACTAAGAAAAGAGTTTACCATAAGAGCAACTGAAAAAAGATTACAAAACTTTATTGTACCAAAAAAATACAGAGCCACTTATGAGATTAGCAACACTTGAAAACATATTTGGATGCGATGGTAAACAACTTATCGTATTACCATTCAAATCATATCTACTCAATCTTATGGACTTATACCAGGAAGATAAGGACCATCTAAACTCTATACCTGGATACCAAGATTACTTAGACGCAGCAACAAAACAAGGATATGGATTTACTGTTTTAGATAATGGTAGGCCCATAGTTTGTTTTGGTATAGTGCCTCAATGGCCTGGTGTAGCTGAGTTATGGCTGATACCAGATATGAAACTCATGCGTAAATGGAAACTTAAATTTCACAAAGGCTCATTAAAATTTATGGAACTTGCAGCAGATGAACTAAACTTGCATAGACTTCATGTAACAGTTAGTGCTCAAAATGTTCGTGCAGTCAAATGGATAGAACATATATATTTTAAGAGAGAAGGTGTATTAAAAAAATATTCCTTTAATAAAAAAGACATGATAATGTATAGTAGGTTGTTTTAATTATGAAAAAATTTTTTAAAAGATGGGTATGTATGGTGTTTTGTATGAACACTTGTTTTTTTACCCCTTGTGCAAAGGATAAAAAATAATGAGTAGTCTTTTCAAAATGCCTAAGTATGAGCCACCTCCAGCAATCAACACAGCTAATGAGGCATTGGATAGACGAGAAGAAAGAGCAGACGCATCTGAAAAAAGAGAGTTAAGAAAAATCTCCTCAAGAAGGAGAGCAAAACGACAAGCTGGTAGATTACTGTTGTCTCAAGATAGAGCTATACCACAACTTGGTGTTGGCGATACACTAACTGGACAGTCAATGGTAAGAAACCCATACGATGATGAAAGGATGGCATAATGGGAGGAGCACCTAGAATAATTAGAAAAGTAGTAAGCCCAGTTAAAAAGATTGTAAGGCCACCTTCCTCTCCTATTGCAGAGAGAAGAGAAGAGGTTGCAAAAAAAACTGAACCAGAGGCAAAACAAATATCTCCAAGAAAACTTAAAAGAAGAAGTACAAAAGTAAGAGGTAGAAGAAGAGCAATAGTTGGAGGACAACTTACTGGAGGAGATACACAAACTGCTGATTATTCTCCAATTAGAAATCCTAGAGATGGAAGTAAGTTAGGGAGTGCATAATGCCAGGCTATCACAAAAAAAAATCAAAACCTAAAAAGAAAAAAAGAGCAGCTAGAAAAAAAGGTGGAGTAGCTTATGGATAGCCACGAACAAGTTTATATTAGAAATCCAAAATTTAGAGATTTAAAAAAGGAGCAAGAGGATGAGCAGAAAGTTTCCGAAAGTTCCGAAGAGTAAAAAGGGTGTGCCATTAAAATATTTAGCTGGTGCAAAAAACCCAAAAGCAAAAGAGGCAGAGATATTGAGAACAAGAAGATTATATAAAAAAGGTTTACTAACAACTGCTATGATGGATGAGATAAGCAAGAAGAGGGCAAGAGGATGAGTAAAGCAGCAGTTATAGCAAAGTATTCAAAGTCAAGTGGTATATCCAAAAACACTTTGAGCAAGGTCTATTCCAGAGGCCTTGGGGCATACTATTCTAGTGGCTCAAAAAATGTGTCTGCACACGCATGGGCTGCCGGTAGGGTCCGGAGTTTTGCTACTGGAAAAGGTGGTGCAAGAAAAGCTGATAAGGACCTATTAAGGTCTAAAAGAAAAAAAGGGTTGGTAAGCTAATGTCTTTGTATGAGAATATAAACAAAAGAAAAAGAGCTGGTACTTCTAGGTCAAAATCTAAAAGTACAATAACAAAGAAAGCATACTCAAATATGAGGGCTGGTTTTCCAAAACGCAACAAAAGGAAGGGGCTAGTATAATGGCTTATAAAATGAAAATGAAGAAGGCATCTAAATTAAAAGGTGGACAAAAAAAATTAGATGCAAACAAGGATGGCAAGATTGGTAAACAAGATTTTGCTATGTTAAGAAACAAAAAGAAAAAGGTCATGGCATGATTATTTTTAATCATTCACATAAAGAGTGGAAGAGAAGAGTAAAAGAACATAAATGGTTTATTGTTGCTCTAGTAATATCTTTTGCACTTGGAGGTGTAATATTATAAATGGTTGCTAAGAGGTTTCAAAATCCATCTGGAGGTCTTAACGAGGCTGGTAGAAAAAAGTTTGGTGTTAAGGCTCCGGTATCAAGTGGTAAGAACCCTCGTAGGATTTCTTTCGCAGCAAGGTTCTCAAAAGTTAAAGGACCTTTGATGAAAGATGGTAAACCAACAAGACTAAAACTTGCATTAAAAAAATGGGGTTTTGGTTCTAAAGAGGCAGCAGCTAAGTTTGCTGCAAACAACAAGGCAAGGGCATAATGCACAGAACACCAGATGAAGTTTTAAATAGGTCAAAGAAAGCATTTTCTCGTAAAGAACAATGGAGAACAATTTACGAAGATTGTTATAGATATGCGTTACCACAAAGAAATCTTTACGAAGGTTACTATGAGGGTAATGTACCTGGCCAAAATAAAATGAATATGGTTTTTGATAGCACAGCCATACATTCAACTCAAAGATTTGCAAATAGAATACAGTCTGGCTTATTTCCTCCCTATAAAAAATGGTGCAGACTGGAGCCTGGTAATGACATACCGGCAGATAGAAGAGCAGAAGTACAAGCTGCATTAGACATCTACCTAGACAAAATGTTTACTATACTTAGACAATCTAATTTTGATTTGGCTATGGGAGAGTTTCTTTTAGACCTATGCGTAGGTACTGCTGTTATGCTCATTCAGCCAGGCGATGACATCAATCCAATACAATTTACACCAGTTCCACAATACCTTATTGCATTAGAAGAGGGTCCTTATGGAACAGTAGATAATGTTTATCGTAAATATAAAATTAGAGCTGAAAGTATTACAAGAACATTCCCAGATGCAAACATACCAGAGACTTTACAAAATTTAATAAATGAAAAACCAGCAGAGATGATTGAGTTGTTAGAGGCTGTTATAGTTGATACTGAAAGAAAAGATTTTTGTTACCATATCATTTATGAAAAAACTAGAGAGGAATTAGTTTATAGAAGAATGGACAGCACTCCATGGATTGTTGCAAGATACATGAAAATACCTGGAGAAGTTTTTGGTAGAGGTCCACTTGTAACTGCTTTACCAGATGTCAAAACATTAAATAAAACTTTAGAGTTATTACTTAAAAACGCATCTATTGCGTGTGCTGGTGTTTATACAGCAGCAGATGATGGAGTAATCAATCCATCTAATATTAGAATTACACCAGGTAGTATTATACCAGTTGCAAGAAATGGTGGACCACAAGGTGCATCACTTGCTCCACTACCTAGGTCTGGAGATTTTAATGTATCTCAAATTGTAATTAACGATTTAAGAATGAATATTAAAAAAACATTATTAGATGATACTCTTCCTCCAGACAATATGTCTGCAAGGTCAGCAACAGAGATTGTTGAAAGAATGAAAGAATTAGCACAAAACATGGGTGCAGCTTTTGGTAGATTAATTACTGAAACTATGGTACCTATCATAACTAGAGTGTTAAACATCATGGATGAGAAAGGTCTCATTCAGCTCCCTTTAAAGGTCAATGGGCTTGAGGTTAAAGTTGTTCCGGTCAGCCCATTGGCAAAAGCCCAAAATTTAGAAGAAGTAAATGAGGTTATGCAGTTTTATCAAATAGCAAATGCACTTGGACCAGGTGGTGTAGCAGAAGTAAAACCAGATGCTATCGCAACATTTGTTGGAGATAAACTAGGCATACCTTCTAACCTAAGAACATCCGAGGAGGAAAAACAAGTGATAGCACAACAAGCAACTAAATTATTCCAACAACAAATAGCTGGTGGTGGTGGACCAGGCCAAGGTGGAGCTCCGGCTGCACCAAGCCCACCAATGCCTCCACAGCAAGAACCAGCCGAGGCAGTAGAGGATGAGGTCTCTGCATGAGGTCAAAATCCGGTTGGGATGGCATACAAGTTTTAGAAAACGAAGTAAATCAAGAAACTAAAAACGAACAACTTGAAATTGATAAAACTTTTGCTAGAACATTTGAAACAGAAGAAGGTAGAAAATGTTTAAATTTTTTGATAGGAAAAACAATAGACCAGCCTACATGGGTTCCAGGTGGAGATAGTTCACATGGCTATGTTAGAGAAGGTCAAAATAGTGTAGTAAGAGAAATAAAAATGAGAATGGAAAGGGCAAAAAATGGATAAAGAAACTGAAAACCAAAATGTAAACCAAGAAGAAGGTCTCCTAGCCAATACTCCCCAAACAGAAGAGGTAGAACCAAAAGAAGAAGAAACAACAATACCTCACAAAGAAGAAGAAAAACCACAAGAACCAACACCAGAAAAAGAAGAAGAGAAACTTGCAAAGCCAGAATATTTAGAAGATAAATTCTGGGATGAAAAGTCTGGTGTAAAAGTAGAGGAGTTAAATCATTCTTACAAAGAATTACAAAAACAATTCTCTATGGGTAAACACAAAGCTCCGAAAGAATATGATGTTACATCTTTAGAAGATGTAGAGGATGACGATGAGTTAAAAACATATTTTTTAGATTGGGCTAAAGAAAACAAACCAACACAAGCAGCATTTGATAATCTTGTAAATAAATTTAAAGAATTATCTGTGCAACAAGAAGAGGCTGATAGCATTGACATAGATGCAGAAACCAAATCATTAGGTCCAAATGCACCACAAATCATCAAAGGTATAAAAGAGTGGGGACAAGGACTTGTTGCTAAAGGTGTATGGTCAGACCAAGACTTTGAAGAGTTTAAAGTGTTTGCTGCAACAGCGAATGGTATCAATGCACTTAACAAAGTTAGAAAGTTTTATGGAGAAAAGACTATACCAACAGCACCAATAGATGTTGATGGACCAGCAAGTAATGACGAGTTATATGAGTTAGTTGCAGACCCTAAGTACAAAACAGACCCAGTATTTAGACGAAAAGTAGAAGAACAATTTGCAAGAGCTTTTCCTGGTAAAGTAGATACTGGCGAAATATAACACTTGATATTTTTCTCAGAAACGATTATTTTGTAATCGGAGACAACCAAAATTCTTTTTGGCCTTCTGGCTAGGGTGGATAGTACCCTATTGTCAGCCTGGCTTATTTTACCAGACAACTGCGAGTATAAATAAATTGTGTTAAACAAAGGAGAAAACTTATGGCACAGTCAATAACTAATGCTTTTGTTACTCTGTTTGATGCTGAGGTAAAACAAGCATACCAAGGAGAAAGTTCAATCTTGGGATGTGTAAGGCTAAGACAAGGTGTACAAGGGCAAACATATAAGTTTCCTAAGTTAGGAAAAGGAAGTGCGACTGCAAGAATTCCTCAGACTGATGTTACTCCATTGAATGTAACTTACTCACAAGTTACAGCTACAATGAGTGATTTCAATGCTGCTGAATACTCAGACATCTTCCACCAAGCGAAGGTAAACTTTGACGAAAGACAAGAACTTGTCCAAGTAGTCAGTAAGGCGATTGGTCGTAGAATGGACCAATTAATAATAGATGCTGTCAATGGTGCATCTGGAACTGGTACAGTTGCTAAAAATGTAGTAACTTCTGGTTCTGCTGCAAACTCAAACTTGAATGTTGGAAAGCTAATAGCTGCGAAAAAAGCTATGGATGCTAAAAATGTTCCATTTGATGACAGACATATAATAATCCACGCAAACTCATTATCTGGTTTACTAGCTGATGAGAGAGCAATTTCTGGAGACTTTGCATCAATAAAAGCTCTGGTATCTGGAGAGATTAATACTTTCCTAGGTTTCAGATTTTATGTGCTTGGCGACAGAGATGAGGGTGGCTTACCATTAGCAACAAACGACAGAACTTGTTTTGCGTTCCATAGAAGTGCAGTCGGTATGGCTGTTAATATGGCACAAAAAACAGAAATCAACTATGTTCCAGAAAAAACATCTTTCTTGGTTAATAGTATGTTTTCTGCTGGTGCTGTTGCAATAGACGCAGATGGTATAGTTAAAATAACAACCGATGAAAGCTAATAGAGAAGGAGAATAATTATGGCTTATGCAGAAATAGGACTACAACCAATAGGTGGTCAATCTAAAGCTGGTAATGCTCCTCAAATGTGGAGCTACAAATCGGCTGATGCAATCGCAACTGTAAACTCAGAAGGGTATTTCAATGATGCCTCTGATGTTTTGAAAGTTGGAGATTTAATCTATGTATATGACAGCAATACTCCTACTGCTAATTTAGTAGTAGTGTTAAGTAATGCTAGTGGTGTAGTAGATGTCTCTGATGGACAAGCTATTACAGTCGCAGACGCAGACTAATAAATAGATGTGAGGAGGCCCTTATGGGGCCTCTTCATTTATTAAAGGATTACTATGGCTAGTGGAGATACTAAAGTTACGATAACAAACCAGGCACTAATTTTATTAGGTGCAGATACTATATCGTCATTTTCAGATACGACTAACGATGCCTCAACAGTTGCAAACAACATTTACGAAACAATAAAAAGAAAAACATTATCATTATATCCTTGGTCCTTTGCTATTGTTAAAGAACAGTTAGCAAGGTCAAGTCAAACACCGGTTAATGAGTGGACATATCAATATGACCTTCCATCAACAGCAGTAAGTGGTACACCCCACCAAGTTTATAACTCAAGTGGTACTAGAGTTTTGCCAATACAAAGTTATGAAATAATTTATACAAACTCTGGACCAGCAATAGCAACTCACGAAGAAACTATTTTTGTAGATTATGTATCAAGTGTGGTTTCAGAAGGTGTTATGCCTTCTTATTTTGTTCAGTTATTAGTGTATATGTTAGCTTGGCACATGGCTGAACCAGTAACAGACCAAATTACTAAATCTGATTACTGGAGAAAAATAACAGTTGGGACTGCGACTGAGAATGGAAGGGGTGGGTATCTCAGACAAGCTATGAATATAGATGGAAGAGGAAAGCCTAACTATGCAATAGTAGATTTCCCATTAACAGATGTTAGATAATGAGCAGAGCTGTAACAATACAATCAAACTTTACTACTGGGGAGATAGACCCTTTACTAAAATCAAGAATAGATATTAACCAATATTACAACGCATTAGAAACAGCCAGGAATGTTTTGATACAGCCACAAGGTGGTATTGAAAGACGACCTGGTTTACAATTTTTATTTGAAATACCAAGTGCTGCTAATCCACAAAATGGAATGAAGTTAGTACCTTTTGAGTTTTCTACTACACAAAGTTATATGCTTTTATTTGTACATAATAGAATGTACATTTTTAAAAATAAAGAATTAGTAACTAATATTAACTCTAGTGGTAATGATTATCTTATT